AAGAACATTTCTCTTGTAGACAAACAATCATTAATACAATAAGTAGTTAACTTTTTTATATCATTTTCTGTGTGATAATCTTTGTGAGACTTACTCATGTCTTCTACGTTGTGCCAATCCATGCTAAACTGTAGCCATTTAAGACTACAGCGTTTAGCAGGATTATCGTAATTGTTTATGGCTAGAATATCACATTCATTAAAAGGATTATCATCTATTTTAAATAGAGGAAACTCTTTAGCATTCATTCGCTCTATAGTTTCTTGAGCTATGTTGTAAATTTGTTGAGCAACCATCATCCCATGATTTAGAACTTCAGTTTCTTTTAGAGTGAGCAAAAACCTTGAAACTTGAGAATCAAATCTCAATCCATTGTAAGAAACAAGTAACGTTTTGTTTTTAATGCAGTCTTCTAAAAAAGCTATGCATGCATAGGAATCATTTTGAAAACCGCTGATTTCAAATATTACTTTATCTTCTGGATCTTTTATATTAATAAATACTGCTAAGAAACAATTTAGAACTGTTTCATAGTCATAAACATATGCTTTAGCCATATAAATTTAATTTTAACAAGAGCAAAGACCAACAAATAAATATGTTCCCTTTGACTCTGTTTTTGATTTTTTGTACTTAATTGTAGCACAATGATACTGATTAAAATTTATGAGTCTTTTTCTAATTTCAACTTTAAATGTAGCATTTTCTCTTGCTGTTTTTTCACAATGTGCTCTTGTTAAATCAATGCAGTCTTGTAATGTATCAGCTACTGCTAACTCTGTTTTATCCCAATCGTCTATGCCAACATACTTAGTAACCCATTTTCGTGCTCCTTTTTGCGGATTTCTTTCAACGGTGCTTTTAATTTTATTGGTGTTATAGACTCTTTCTTTAAGACAAACCCCCCATGTTTCCCATTTAGGTACATTTCCTTCAATCCATTCATCTGCCTTTTCAATACCTTCAATAGAATGATATTTTCTTGTAACGTCTTGAGTGAATGATGTGGTATTAAAATCTCCATTATATGAACCTCTACCAGATTCTGCTTCTGCTTCTTCAGTTACCATTTTCCATGCCTCTTGCATTGAGTTTGCTTGTACTGTTGTTGTTCTTAATGTTGCTCCCATGTTTGTTCTTTTGATTGAATAATTGATGCACCTAATCCTTGTATCTCATCATCTGATGATTCTAACATCATAAGGATTTTATCATATTGTTCTTCTGTAATTACTTTTTCTTGGAACAATCTACCTAAGTATCTTTTGTATACAACTTCTGGACGGTTAATTTCATAACCTTTATTTTCATATCTATACCCTTTATTGAGTTTAGAATTAATTAATTTATTTACTATAGCATTTGCTGCATTTTTAGATAAACCATTTCCTTTGGTTCCTCCATTTAACTTTCTATTGCCTCTTCTACCGTAGGCAAAATCTACATCATACAGATCTGATAAAGGTCTTTTTATTTTACTAACTAAATATACTTTGTCAGATGGATAGTTATTACAATAAAGGTGATGGTTTTCTACTAATTTATTTGCATTCATAATTTTAAGATAAAAAAAATGCGTACCTCCTTAAAGATACGCATTTTATGTTCGTGTTAATAAACTGTATTTTAGCTTACCAGCTCTTCTGTTTTAACGGAAGTTTTCATTACTTCTTTAAAGTCAAACTCTGAAGCATTAATGGCTACTGTATTAATAAATGCTTCAATATCTTCAGCATTCATTAACTCGTATTCATAAAATGTTTTAAGAGCTTTTCTTTCTTCTTTGTAGTGATTACCGTTAGGGCGTTTAGTTGCTCTAACAATATCTCCATTAGTATCTATTTTAGGCAGGAAATGAAATGTGTCTTTTTGAACTGTTGTGATTATTGCTAATCTTTTTTCTTGTGGTAAATAAATACATTCAACATAAGGACAATCCTCATCCATTCTAATCATACTAAAGGTTGGAAATCCTTGATGCTCTTGTACAACAAGCATCATTTTTTTGTAGTTGGTTTCTTTTGACATATGACTTTTTTTTATAAAACTACAAAATTATTCGCAAAATCATAAGGCAATTCAAAATCTCTGTGTTCTATATGCCAAGATAGTTTATGGTTTACCAACTTAACAAGTTGTTCTCTCCACTTTTTTAATGACTCTTCAGAAACTTTAAAATTATACACCTGATCATTTTTGTCTACAACTATAAAATGAAATACAAAATCATAATCAAAAGCGGGACCACGCATTAAACTTTTTGCTAATACTTCATAACAAGCGGGCTGTAACCAATAGTCATACTTGTCTATGGTTTCTGCAAATTCAGCGATAGTTTTGTTGGTAGTTTTTACATCTGATACAAAAACTGTTTTGTATTTTTTAGATACTTTAATGCAATCCATGATACCTTTGATACCAAATTGATATTCATCAGGTCTGTGGTTCATTTCAAGCTCGTATCTAACTTCATCTTTGTCATCTTGTGCGTATAGTAACCAAGCTGCTTTTTCATCATCTGTAATAGCTTTTGCTTTACGCATACATTTATCCCAAGACTCTTGGTCAACAATTGTTTTGTCAGCATTTTCTACATGCAATCTAAAATATTCTAAAGCATTGTCTGTTAGAATTTTCTTTAACCTTTTTGAATCTCCGGTTCCGTCTTTAGTATCTTTTAAACTTTGATACTTGTTAATTTTAATTAAGTGACTTAGTATTTCTTCATCATAATAATCAAAACTTGGATCTTGAGGGCAAAGTTCTAGCACATAGTTAATACAACTAAGAATTGTTTCGCTAGGAGTAGCGATGCCCATGTTGACAAATTTGTTACTTAACTCTTCTGGTTCTAATACCATACAGTGTAGTAAACTACCTTCGTCAAAATGTTTGCCGGTTAGTATTTCTTTATCTTCTAGCACATAGTGCTTGTAATATGTTTTAGGATTTTTAATTAGTAAACGCAAAGCAGATGGACTTAGTAATAAGTCATCTCGATTTGCGTGCCAATTTTCCCACATTAACTCATCTGTTTCTCTCATGCAAATTGTTTTGGTTGAATTTTAATTTCAAATCGTTCACTATTTTGTAGATTTGGTATAAAGAAATACTTGCTTATTAATTGCATATCTTCAGGACTTACTTTAAAGTTTGAAGTTCTTTGTCTAATTATAACTTCATAGTCTTGTAATAAAGAATCTATAGTGTCATGACAAGAAAGCAACGCGTTTTTATGCGTATAGTATCTAAAATTAAATAAAGCTACATCACTACAAGAAGCACTTATTCCTTGCTTGTGCAATCTTCTTTGGAATACATATAAATAGTTTCTAACAAGCAGGGTCATTAGTACATCTTTATTTTTTGTTAAGTTAAATCCAGCAACCATATTAAGTATTAATTTATAGTGCTCTTTATCATTAGATGTTCTAGCCCACGATTTTATTGTATTAAATCTTTCTTCTGTAAAGCTAGATCCTTCTGGTGTCAAATCCATTACATTTTTATAATGTATAGGTTTTTGATAATATGGAAGCATTATTTTATTTGTATAATTTTCATTTTCTTCAGCATAATTTCTCCAAATAGTACTAGTAGACCCAGTATACCTTTTTCTACTAAGACTTAATACAATTGCATCTTCTTGATCTATTACAAAATTATCTACTTGTTCTTGTAAATACGCAATACAGTCATTATTTTCATCCTTAAATTTATTTAAATCATCAAAAGATAAAAGATGCATTTTAGTACCACCTATTATCCATTTTACTTTAAGTGCTGTATAGTCAGCCCATCTTGATCCAGGATCTATTATGTTGTAAATACATTTTAATCCCGCTTGTTTTCCTGAATGCAGTTTAGCAGGTATAGATTTTTCTATTATTTTTTTAAGTTCTAAACTACAAGCTATATCCCTATCCTTATTAAGAAGTTCACTTGTAAAATCAACGGATAGATGTTCATTTTTAATACTTGGAGCATCCACAAATTTAACGTGCATTAAATCTTTGTATCCAAAATATGTTTTAGATGGTTTGTTTAATCCTCTTAGTCTAAATTTTTCTGGTAATAAAAAATATTTCATTTTGTTTAATTAATAAAGGGGTGCAAAAGGTTTTCTGCTAGATAAATCCTATGGCTTCTCCATCAGGCAATCTCCGAATTACACGGTATACAATTGCACCCCTTAGTTATTACTCTAATATAACGTCAACAATATCAGTGTCCATCATCAATTTATTGTATCTGCTGTTACTGTTAATTACTTTTTTAGCAAATATAAATTTCAAATCAGAACCAAGTATGTTGGTTTTAATTAGCTCACTTACACGATCTAGATATTTATCAGTAATATCATGCGTGGTTATTTTTTGAAGCATATAGTTGATTAATCTGGTAGTCAAAACATAAGCTAGATCAGCTCTATAATCACTCCCGCTTTTAATCAATGAACTAATTTTACTTTTGACTGTATCAAAAGTAGTTTCTGTATCTAATATCTCTTGAGGAGAAATCATTTTATCCAAGTTGTTATGAATGAAATTAGTATACATTGTTGTAACTTCTGGACCAACAGCACCCTCACCAATGTTTTGAATCAATGGTAATGAAGAATTAAAATCTTTAATTGTTCTTAGCGAGTTGTAAAACTTAACCAAACTTCTAGGATTAACTTCCGGACGCTCTTCTTTAATAATTTCTTGCCCGTGCAGCAAAGTAAAATTAATTGAACGGGGATCAATATTAGCTCCTTCTGCCCACGATGCCCAAACTTCAGGTTCCCATTTCATATCAAAAGTTATGTACCTTGATTTTGCAGCAGGATCAATGTCAGTAACATTGTAAGTTCCATCATCTGGGTTTTCTGTAAGAAGAATAGTCCATCCTTTAGGTAAACTCCAAGAAATATATTTTTGTCTGTCAATAATTTCCATTACCGCTTGCATAAATCTAGGAGCAGCTCTTGTATAGTCATCAAGAATTAAGATACCACCTTCTCCTTTACCAGCAATCCAGGCAGGTTTAGCATAAGTCATTCGACTATTGTTAGTTGCTTGCCATCCTTGTTTTTCAAATGAATGCATTACTTTTTCATCTACCCATTTGGCTACTTTTTTACCATCTTTTTGTCCAATCATATAGTACTCTTTTACAGGAATACCAACCAAGTCACCCAGTTCATCAAGTTGTGCTAAATTAATAGCTTCAACGTGTTTTATATTTAGTTCTTCTGCAAGTTGGTGAACTACACTTGTTTTACCAAGCCCAGCAGGGCCACATATAGATATGCTGATTGGTTTTTGACCTTCAGCTTGTATTGCTTTGTTGTTGTTGATTAAATGTGTAAGTGTTTCTTTTAGCTCTGTACTGTTTAATTCTACTTTGTTCATACTATTTTTAATAATTAATTTAATTGAATTGTTTTGCCCGGTAAATGATCTGTCCAATTTGATTGTTCTGATAGAACCCAAAGGACATTTTTAATTTTTGCTTGAGGAGCTGGTGCTTCTCCGTCAGTTAAATAAATAAGTGTAGAGTATTTGCTTTTACTTGCATTAAAATAATCTACAACCTCGTTAAAGTCAGTACCACCTCTTCCTTCTATGTCAAATTCCATATTTCTTTTGTACTTAATAACTTTGCCCATAGATGTATCTGCAAATACCAAAGAAAAGTCATGTCCTGTTTTATTCATATGATAAATCTCATTCATAAACTCTTTTACTTCTTTAGTTGATACTGATGCTGAACTGTCTATAGCGAGTAATACATGTGAAAAGGATTCTATTTTCATACCAAAGTCTAACTCAAATCGTTTGCTTTGTTTTCTTTTAGTTTTTTTAATATTGTACTTGGTACTATTGCCAATAAATCTTCTCATAAACGCTTTCCAATTAAATTTAGGAGGTGTTATTTCTTTCAAGGCAGCTAATTTTTCTGCTATATGCCCAGGAACAGTCCCTCTAGCTTTAATTGTTTGTTCTGCTACTTCTTCTAAAACTGTAAGAATTTGTCTTTCAATTAGCTTTTTAGCTGTTTCAGATGCGTCTTCAACTTCGTCCCAATTATGTTCAGGCAATGTTATGTCATAGTCATTACCCAAGTTTGTTTTGGATTCACCATTTTGAATAGCTTCTTCTATTGCTTGCATCAAATCTGTACAACCGTTACCGTTATCTTGACCATCATTTTGATTATCATCATCCTGATCATCTTGGCCGTTAGCATCACTTTGACTTTTGTCATCACTATTATTGTCACAGTCTTCGTCACAGTTTTCATTACTACTGCAACTAGAAGGTGGCGTTGGTGGCGGTGGTGCATTTTTCTTAGCATTCATTAATTTGTTGTAATATACATTACTACCTTCTTCTTCGTATAATCCATATTTTTCAAACTTTTCTAATGTGCAACCATCAGGCGGTAACATTTCGCTATCAATTTTTTGATTGATTTCAATGTCTTGAGCAATATTTGATATTTCTTTATCTGTTTGATGTTTAAACATATCTGTACAGTGAAAAAATGCAATATGCATTAGCTCATGTTGCAATAAACCACATCTATGATCATTCGATAAAGATTGCCAAAAATCAGGATTAATAAGTAATTTGTAATTAATACCTTGTAATCCTACACCGGCAGTTGGTACTTGCTTTGTAAACATTTTTTGAAGATTCAATAGCAATAGTCCATAAAACGGTTGTTTAAGCATGAGCGTTTTACAAACTATTGATAAATCTTTTTGTAGTTCTTTTTCAGTCATTGTCAAATAAATTTAAATTAGCAGGTGGTATATAATCAAAGCTTGTATCTAAAGTAATGCTGTATTTAATAAAATCCATATAGTACTTTAAGAAAGCGTTTATAGAGTCATCATCTACATCGTTATTTCTTAGGTAATTGTATATGTCTTTTGTTGATTTACTTATGCTTTTATCAATTTTGAATCCTGTGTGTTCTCTTGCACAATCCATAATTTCCGCAACAATTTTTTGTATTGAGTCATTGTTTTGATATTTGTGCCCTATTGTTTTGCTTTTATATACTATTGCAATGCAATTAGTTTTTGTCATTTGTTCTTTAAGTATTTTTAAAGCTATTTCATGATTTGTTGTGTCTTTACTTTCTAGTAGATCGTCTATTCTTTTTGATTGCATCTTTAAATTTTATTTTAAAAAATATTTTTGTGTTTTCTGTCCCATGTTGTTTAACTGATTCAGCAAAGTCTTTTTCGTAGTCAAAGTGTATGTATGGTATTTGGTGTTCTGTCCAGTACATATTCATTGCTTTGATGCCTGCTTCGTCATTGTCAAACATTGTGAAAACATATTCGTAATGAGATTTGTAAGTGTCTAATATGGAGGCAGTGATAGTAACATTTTCTGAGTCGGGTGCTACAAGCTCTATGTTAGGCAAGCGCATTGATTGAAATGCTCCTATGTCTTTGAGAGAAGACGCGATGATTAAGCACTTGGCTTTCATTGTCAATTGTTCTGCACCTTGCAGATAATCTTTAATCTTCAAAAACTTTGCTACCTTTCTATTAGGTTGGTATATCTTATATAGGCTTTTATCTTTAGAGAAGAAGCCGTACATCATTTTTCCTGAATTAAATACCATTTTAGATTTGACATTATTTCGTGTCATTTCTATAGTATATTCAGATAAAGGTTTAATGTTGTATTTATTTAAGAACCGTCCACTAATCCCAAATTGTTCCCAATAATTTGCATCGCTGTTTAGCCATTTTCTAATTTTGTAATCAGTTACTTCTTTTGTTTCTGCAACAAATGCTGTAGTAGAATTAACATTTACATTATTTTTAAACAGCTCAAGAGTTTTTCTAAAAGCTTCCTGGCGAGTTTTAAGTTGATACATATGTTGTACAATATCAATAGCATCACCATACTGTCCTGAAGAAAAGTCTTTAAATCTGTATATGCCATCCGCTTGAGCATAAAAGATTACCATTGATGGATCTTTATCTGCTGAATTAAATATAGATTTTATCTTAACTGATTGTCCTGTAAGGCATTCTGTTAGATTTAAAACCTTTTCAAATATTTGATTGCTAGGTATAGGAAAGTTCTTATGGTTATAACTAATTGTCTGTATCATAATTTTAGAGATAAAAAAAGCGGGCTGTTACACCCGCTTGGCTTTATTAAAACTTAATTTATTCTACATCAAATAAATCATCGTCATTTGAATCATTTTCAAATTCACCTAAGTCTACACCACCTGGTTCTTCAGTATTTAATACTGCGCTTTCTTCAAGTTTTGCTGATTTCTTAATGTGAATTGCAGGATCAAAAGTTGTTACTAATGAACCTTCAGGACCAAATGGAGTTTGTGCTTGCTTTCTGTCTGGAACATAAATATAATATACCGTGTATCCTTTAGCGTTTACAGATTCTGTAGCAGCTAAACACCAAGATAAATATTTATCTTTAAACAGTCCTGCTCTATTAATAGCAGAAAACATTTCTTCCCAAGTTTCAAACTTACCATCGTTAGCTTCAAGCCATCCCTTTTCTCCTACAGAAGATAGTAATCTTTGCAGTAGATTTAAGATTTGTGCTGATGCCAATATTTCATATGGCTTACCAGTATTCTTAGATACACCGGATGCATCTTTAAATGGCCAATTAGATGCTTGAATCTTTTTGATTTGACCTTCAAACTGACCTTTAGATGGATCACCAAAGACTTTATCAAAACCAACAAAATCATCTCCTATTGGTTTAGTTTCAATTTCCATGTATATTTTCCATTCATCTACTTCTGGATCACGAGGTTGTTTAGATTTCTCAATGGAAATTTTATTAATTTTTGCTGTTACATTGCCTGGCTTAATCTCTTTAGAGATGTAATTTTTCTGTACTCCTTTTGTTGATATACTCATATTTTTTTTTTAATTATTATTACTTATTTAATATATATCTGATCCCAATGTGTTTTCAGATTTCCATTTTCATCATACTCACTAATGAGTATTTCTTTTCCTTCTAATCTTTTGATTTTGCAACCTGCTAAAATATCTTCACTGGGCAGGAAAGATAAATAATTTTTCTTATTTACCCGTGTCATAAACGCAATTGCTTGAGCATCAGCAGATACAGTTTGTTTGTTTTTACCAATAAGATTTATATCATGTGATGATATTTCTGCACCATCTTTTAAGATGTTTGTAGTTTTTACATGCGCAATATAAATAATATTTGGAGCTAATGATTCAATTAAGTTAGTAACTTGTTTGAATGCTTGTCTAAGATACTGATAACCAGAACCATTAGGTAGAAATAAAATACTAGTGTATTTTGCTTTTCCACAAGTAGGTTTTAATTTACCATTTTCATCTCTACGAATCCATTCTTTACCCATAGGGGTTTTCATATAGATTCTTTCTGCCTCTATCGTACACATCTCTTCAACCTTTGTTAAGGTATCTATAGTTATGTAGTCATAAGGTTTATCTGCATCTTTAATAGCTTTAGCAACTTCTTTAAGTTTCTTTAAGCTTTCAATATACATAACCATACCATCAGCTGTCTGAACTTTATCTTCAAAGTTTAAAACTAAATTATTTTTAAGTGCAGACACACAAGTAGTCTTGCCGATTTTAGGTTGTCCAAAGATTAACAATGGACTTGGATTTTTAAGTGCCGCTTTAGTGGGCTTTTGAGGTAATATTAATTCACTCATATTTATTTTTTAACTATTTTGTTTAACCATTCTTTCCTGCTTACAGGCTTACCTGTCATAATAGCTGCAAAATCTCTAATTGTTAGTTGATCAATTGGTAAATCAGAGTCTGGATCTGGTAAGTCAAACGCTTCTTCTGATTGCAATATTTCTTCTGACAATTCTTTATTTACATTTATTAATTCTGATATAGGAATTAAATATCTTATACTTTGGTGAGCTTGGTGAGGCTCTGCAATTTCATAATCTGATGCATAATGCGGATTATGTTTCCATCTGTACAAGGTTCTGTTTTCATCTTCTGAATCATAGTTTCTGCTAACAAACTCTGTATATATATCTTCTCCTCTTTCTATTTCACTTGGAAAGAATGATACGACTGTTACACCGTTAGAGTTGTAAGCCATCTTAGGGAAAAACAAAGGGTTCGCAACCTTTAGTTTTGTAAATGTTTCACTATGATGCTTTAATAATTCTGCTATTTTTTGTCTCTTTTCCATTACTTCATTTTGCTTTTTTTTTATTTTACGTTTATTAATCATTTACTTTGTTTTTGATCTACAGGCGGAGTTACCATCTCAGCAATTTCCATATTCTGAAACTCTGCTTTAAAGAAACTCATACCAGTTTCACCGTTTCTGGATTTAATCCAGTGCATTACTAATACAGATTCATCTTCAATTATGTACCTATCCGGCCCATAGTATTTAATAAATCTTTTAGCAGGACAATTTATACCTGCTACAAAATCAGCGTGTTGAACTAACCCATCACCTCCATATATATCTGACTCTAAAATAAAGTTACCATACTTACCATTTTCATTACGTTCTGGTCTGTCTGTAGCTCTATTTAATTGAGTCAATAATATAAATGCAATTGGATATTTTTTTTTAAGAATAGTACAAGCCTCTCCTAAATTAGCTAGCATATCTACCTTGTTAGTTTCATGCTTTTCTTTTTTAATTAAGACTGAGTGGTCAAGCGTTACTACTGTATTCTTGTAAATAGTTTTACCTGTTTCACTTTTAGTGGCAAACTTTTCCATATACTGCTCTATCTCTGCTTTAAATTGCATAACTGTTACTGGAGTATCTATAATATCAATTGGATATTTAGAAGCGTTCTTAGCGTGGTCATGGCAAATTTTAATAATGGAGTCTGGCACAGGTTTATTTTCATCTGCACTACACAAATCTCTATATGTAGTTTTAGCAACAGATGAAAACTCTCTTATTTTAGTAGTTCTTCCAAACATTTCTAATTGAAATTGAAGCACCCTTAGATTTAATCCGGGGTTTAATTTAAAACCTTCTCTTACAATCTGATCTACCAATAAAGTTTTACCTGAAGCAGGTCTTCCTCCAATAACTGATATAGTGTTAAACTCAAATCCATTAAGTGTAGCACGGTTCATTTTTGGCCAGGGTGTTTTATAACTTAGAATAGTTCCCTGTTGTTTACCTTTCATGTATTTTAATGCATCAAGGTAGTGGTCTTTATGGCTTGCCCATTTCATATAACTTTAGTTTTAAAGTGGTTGTCTTCTGTAAAATCATCATTATTAACAACTTTCTCACAGTAGTCTGCTAAATCTGAATGTACTGTTCTTGTTCCATCGTCTTTTCTTATAAAGTACAATGCAGTTCTCATATACATATAATTGTTAGCTCTGTATTCTTCTACATATTTTATAGTAGCTAATAAGATAGTTGGCCAGTCATAATCGTAGTTTTGAAAAAACCATTTGAAGTTTGTGAGAATATTCTTCTTGTTACCTCTAGCGTATTTGCCATTAGGTAGCTTGGCTGTAGGAAAAGTTTCAACATATGTTTGAATATGTGTTTCTGCTTCTGGTCCCATCAGGTCTTCTACTTTAATGTTCTTATTACTAATAAATAGTTTTTCTATACTCTTAATTATTTTTACACCTTTCTCGTTTACTTCAACCATATTATTCATTAGTCCTTTATCAAATAATATTTGAATGTGATGTACTGGTAAATCAGTGCCAGTATATGCTTTATATAAAAGAAAGTATACCTTTAAGTTTATCTTATAGTATTTAAGTTTCTTGAAAAGACTTGCTTGTTTAAGTATTTTACTCATATAAAAGGATTGTGAAGTTACTTAATATTTTTGACAATTCTATGCCAAATTGCATGATAATTAGTCTTATAAATACTGTTACTTTTATTTGGTATTATACACACGTTACCTTGTTTAACAGCACCTATATAATTTTTGTATTTATTACTTTCAAAAACAAAAGTTATATCAGATTTATCAAGGTATTTAATTATTTCATGCATGTGTTCAACCCATACAGGCTTATCACTTTGCCACATATCATATAATTTATCTGTGTCCCAATCTATTTCAGTATCAAATTGAATTGGATCAGGATCAATGCATAATAAATTACCATGATTTTCAATTGGAAATATACTTTTATCGCAAATCATTACTACTTGTACATCGTCAGGATGCCTACCTTCTGTGTAATTAAACAAATCTTTTATGGAAGGTCTAAATCTATTACCTTGTGTTACTTGATGTATTAAGTTTTTTAATATACTTTGATATGATTCTGTTTCTAAAATCACATTAAAATATTTTTCCCATTCTCTTGATGAGTATTTTTCTAATTGTTTTTTTATTATATCTTTACTTTTTAAATTTATATCCATGGCAAAGCATAAGGTTAAGGTTGTTAAAGAAGATGTTATTCTTCAAATTGATATATCTGGTGCGTATTATGCACGCGTTTATGATTTAATGACCAAGTTGTTAGAAAAGCAACCTGATTTAAAACAAGCACTAATTAACATTGATACTGAAGGCACGGAATTAAACATATCTGAAGCTGTAATTCAAACCTATATGATGTTAATTAAATCTGTAGAAGAAGCAGCTGAAAAGAATCCTAGTAAATTTACTAAATATGTTGAAATAGAAGTTCCTGATGAAAAATCTACTGAAGATCCTTCCTGAAATTAATATTTAAGAAATCTCCCATTTCATACATTCGATCTATTACTTGTGATAATTCTTTTCTTGATTGATCTGCAAATGATTTAAACTTTTTTTCTCCGTTGTCATAAAATGTTAATCCACAAAAATCTTTAACATTTTTCTTTGCATCTTTAACATTATCGCCAGTCTCATCAGCAATTTCTTTAATCATTACATGTATCTTAGCTAATTGCGCTTTAGTATTGTTAGGATTTACACCTTCCAATATACACTCTACCTCATCTTTATCAGATAGGTTTTTAATATACTCTTGAAATCTAAGTTTCATAAGAGCGTTGATAGGCATAAGTTTACCATCAATTTTTTTAAATTTTATTACACAGGTTTTTTCGCTCATGCTATTTGTTTTAAAGGAAAATGCTTACCCACAAATTCACCAATATAATTTTTACTTGTTACTGGATATATAAATGATTCCACATATGCATTAAAATTATTTTTAATAAACAGATCATGATTATTTAATGGCGTATACTTGTCAGAATAATAATATAAGACAGTTGCATGATGCATACCCCCCATTACTTCTCCCACCTTTTGGTAAGTGATTTCAGGAACCATTAATTTTATTTGTTTAATAGCATGGTATTTCATAGCAACATAATATCTATTCCTTGATGTATAATTAGAAAAATATTTATTAAATGCTTCTAATTCCGGGTATTCTAAAAAAAGATTTTTTGTGTTTTCTTTTTGTTTGTAGTAAGCTTTATTTATTAATCCGTGATTTACCGTCATATATTTTTTTTTCATCCGGGCTTAAAGACTCATAAGTATATTCTTTGTCTTCAAGCATTTCTTCTTCTGTAAAATATGGCTCATCTTTATGCCCTAGTTTCTTAACCGGGGTGAGTATGTGCCATTTCTGATTTCTGATTCTTTTGTATTCTTTTTTAGATATTTTCAAATTCCTAATATTAATTCATCATATGATTCATCCAATTGTTTTAACTCTTCGTCATCTTTTGGTATAAATCTTTCTGGTGTAAAATAATGGTAGGGAAAACAACTTTTGTCTAAAGTTATTTCATCTAATTCAAATCCCATTTGATTTTTAACATCTAAAAACTGTACATTAATTAAAGTATAAGTTTCTCCATACTTAATCCATTTATCATCTGGAATTTCTGGTGGCTTATTTCTGTCGTTAATGCATATAAGTTTTAAAGGTAATGTACTCATGCTATTAGTTCAGTATTTATGTTAAGTTCTTCAAAACAATTTTGTGCCATAAACAATTCAATAAAGTCTCCTTCTTTAATTACAATAGATCCTCTACCTTCTGCAAGTAATATTGTTTGTGCAGCTGCTGGTAATTCATAATCTAAACATTTAATTAAAGCAGATGCAACTTTAGTGGCTGAGTTAATATCGTCATTATGTAAAATTAATTTAGACATATTTAAATATTTTGTTTTTATCAAAACTTTTAAGAGCTTTTTTACACCACTCAAGATCAATAGTGTTAGCATAACATAAAACATGAACTATGCTTTGTTCATCCGGGTTAAGTCTTAGAAATCTTCCTATTTTTTGTGCAAGTTTCTTTTCATTAGCATATGAGTGCATAATGATGCCAACTTTTAGACCAGGTATATTAGCTCCTTCAGCAATTTGCAATACAGAAGATAACGAATTTATCTCTCCTTGACAAAACATTTCTAAATTATTTTTAGAGTTTTTGTTTTTAGAATGATAAGAATGTTCACATATTTCATCCGCTTGCGATGTATAGTCAGTAAACACTAATGTTTTTTCTGTTTGCTCTTTTAAAAGTTTTTTAGTGTAAGTTATTTTAGTATTATAACTTTGAATAGCTTTCATCCTGTGTATTCTGGCCATTGCTATTCTATGAGGTTTAGCAAACAAAACTTTTCTATTTTGCATTTTGTAGTCATCAAATTCTGTAGTTAATCCTCCGTATTTAGGTTTATAGTTTTTATGATGAGCTTCTAGCTTTAGCAAATGAACATAAATTTTATAGTCATTTAGCATTCCTTCTTGTATCCCATCTTCTATAGTATATTTATACTTGACAGGACAAAAAGTGTAGCAGGCTTTATATGAATCTGAGTGTTCATTAACAGGATAAGTACCTGTAAAACCTAATACAGGGCCATCATAATATGTTAACCAGGTTGTATGCTTTAATTTTAAATTATGGCATTCATCTAAATATACATAGTCAAAATCAAATTCTTGTTTTGCTATGCTCAAGTATGTAGTAAACTTCACATGAGGTAATAAATACTCATATCCGTGTTCTACGGCTTGTGATCTCCATTCTTCATGTATAGAAAGTTTTGGTGCGACTATTAAAAACATTGACACATCTGTATACAGAGATGCCATATGTTTTAATCCTAAGAGCGTTTTACCGGCTCCTGTACCAAGTATAGCACCTGCAAGTTTAAAAGGCTTTACAGCTTCTAAACATTCGTTTTGTATCTTTGATTTAATATTCATACTTTTTCATTTAAGGAATCCTAATTCTCTTGCTTCTTTAGGATTTGAGTGACACCAATTGTGACAAGCTCTACAAGCAGTTAACCAAGTCTTAGTATCTAAATAGTTTTCACCGGATCTGTAAGCCGTGTGATGTATTTCTGTACCAATTGTGGTGCATTTTGCTGTGTTGATTTGACAATTGGGGTGGTCTTTGAGGTATTTGTTACGGAGAACAGTGTATAACTTGTCCTCCATAACTTTTTTTTGACTGCGTTTTTTTATCTGAGTGATAGTAACTTTTAATTGTTTATGGTCTTTTTTAGCACAATTTACGCATAATTGGTGGCGTACACCATTTACCATTTTATTTTTAAAAATTACTCGTTGTTGTTCACACCCATTACAAAACTTTAACTTAGGTTTCATAGTGTTGCAAAGTTCTGTGGCAAAAATCCTTCAGCAATTAATTTATGTACAATTTTATTTTTGGTAATACCTAATTCTTTGAATTTTAGTTTACACAAGAATCCAGTATCTGTTTGATTAGAAACATTAATTACTTCTTTAGAGAAAGCACTGTTAGTAAATATTTCAAATACAGGATTTGTTTTTGCAATTAATACTTGCTGCTTCCAAACATTTAGCATAGATTGCACTTGTTTAGATCGCTTGAATATTTTATTCTTTTTAGAACTATTCATTTTGTAAAGCTCTTCTTTACTGTAAAGGTTTAATCCAACCATAAGTTTGTTATACATCTCTTGTTGCTTTCTATTAAGCCGTGTGTAATCTACTGTAGAATGTGTTGGAAATTGTTTGTTTGCTAATTTGCCGGTATACATAATATCCGACAGGCCTTGAAGGCTGTTTATTGTTTTCATTGCTTATTTTTTATACTGTTTTTACTCGTTGAAATTAATATCGGGATAATCTATATCATCTTCAGAATAATTATCAAATATATCTGGATCTATATAGTCTGAGTCTTCACTCATATCTGCTTTGGCTGCAGCTTCACTGATATTAAAGGGGCTTGTGTTGGAAACATGTGTTCCGGCATTACTTTCAGATAGATAACGTAAATCTTCATCAGTCATTCTTAAATAAGTTTCAACGCTGATGTTAATTACTTTTCCATTTGGAAGTTGGTATATCATGTAAACTAATTTACATAATATTTAACTCGCTTTTATAAATAATATAACTTGTAGAAATATCTACAACAGATTCTATAGTTAAATCAGTAAATACTTTTACACCAATTGACTGATCAAATAGGTTGTATCTAACAAATTCTACTTCAATAATAGAATCATTAATTAAAAGATTTTTTTCTTCATAGTATTTTCTATGAATTTTAGGATAGCTACTTACTATATTCAAATCAATATAAAATTTATTTCCTATAGACAGCCCTGTTTTTTTATCTATTATTGGATTTCCTTCTAATATATTAATTGTATGTTTGGCTATTTCAGTACCCATATGCAAATATCTAAAAACGTGTTCTAAAAACTTTTCTTGATTTGCTTTTTTGCTGTTTTGGAATTTACATATAAGTAAATTTACTTCTTGTTCTTTGTCCATACTAATTTTTTAAATAAAAAATGGGCAGGAAATGTCACTAACCTGCCCATGTACAACCAGTTGCAAGTCTATCCTTGCTGTCTAAAATGCAAAATGCTTTTACCTTTATATTTGGCAACAAGTGCTCTTACTTTAGTACCAAGCTCTTGATCATTGCCAATAGTTTTTGCTAAATCAACTACCTCATCTCCAAGATGACATACTTCAAATCTATTAGATTTGTTTATTGCTTTTTCTTGTTCTTCAAGAATGTGTCTTCCCATTTTACTCATTTTCTTTTGGTTTTTTTACTAGGTATTATAAACTTCCAAGCCATTGCTATTGAAAAAAGTATCATAAAAAATCCTAAGTATGTTAACCAGTTGGGTTCTTTCATTAACTTAATTCCTATCTGAAATAAACTCATTCCAAATACACCATATGCAAATCCATCTTTTTGTTCTTGTGTTCTTTCTTTACTCACTTCTTTAATTTTTTAAAAATCATTATTTTATACGCAAACACATTAAAAATACGTTTTACTATATATTCTGCTTTACTCATTTTCTATTTGAATTTTTTTAGCTACTAATATTCTAACATATAAGTCCACATCAAAGTGATCCCAATGTTCTGTCCAATCTGCTATGTTAGCTCCCATGATTTTATTTTTCGTTAATTAATATACGGATACTGGCTAATAAGATTAATTGTTTTTTCTTATCCTCGCCATCTCTAATTGAAATTTCTAATTTTCTTAATAGGTCATTTACTTCTTTCATTGCAATTTTCTCCCCAATTTATTACAGTTTGACCATCTTTAGTAAAAAAGAAATGATCTGTCAACCGTGAGTTAATAATTATATTCTTTCTGTTACAATTGTTGTATAGAAATTTATGTTTGCGGTATTCGCCTTCATAAATATAACCAAGTTTTCTCATTGTTGTCATACTTCTAGTCTTCTTACCTGACTTTCTGGAAATCATTTGATTAGTATTAGGATCTCTCCATATACCGTTAAGTCCTGTTAATCCATCATAATTCCAATTAGATGCTCTGTATAATCCTCCATCGTGGTTAAGAGCTGTGTCTGCATATGTTAATAGATGCATCCATTTTTTGTTAAGCATCTTAATGCTTTTGCTAATAAGAAATGAACCAGCATTTTCAGGTCTTTCTTCTACTAAACAAAATCTAGTTAATGATAATACAGATTGAGGATTATCTTTTCTAACTTGTTTAGCAGCACCAAATGCTGGTGGGTTCCACATAGATACTCCGTGTAATGTTTTATTATCTCCTTTATAAAATAATCCAAATGATGCATGAATTACATTACCGCATCCTTGAGCATAATGATTTTCTATAACAAAATCTTTAGCTTGGTTTTTATCTACGGGTTTTACTTCCCATTCATTTCTTAATAGTTTCATGTGATAGTTTTAAAATATGTATCTAATTGTTTCTATAGGAAAGAATAAAGAATATATCTTTTTCCATCTAAGTAACATTGGTTTTTTATACTTCAAAGGATACCTCATTACGCCTTGTGCGTTTTTAATTTCCTTTGCGTGTTTCATTATTTCTCTGGCAGCAGGTGAAGACCGTTCCATCTGTAATTTGTGATTAGTTAATGCAATAACTTCACATTTATTTGTACCGGCTATTCTTCTAACTGCACTAAATAGTTCAAGATATTTTGCTTTCCAATCTTTATCTCCAAATACTACGGGACTGTAGTTGATATGTACTTCCCAACCTAAATCTTTGAGTCTATTTATTTCATGTATCCTCTTTTCAATTTTTTGTGTATTAGGTTCTAATACATCAGCATAATCTTGAGGCATAAGACTAACTCTTACTCTTGGTTTTTTGTTGAACTTTTTAACGTTAAGTTTCAACAAACTGGGGTACTTAGTTGCCATAGTTGAATTTAGTGTAGGATGATCATCATATCTTTTAAGATAATCTATCAATGGTTCGGGCATATACTTTTGCATGAGTACTAAATCAGAATTACAAGCAATATCTACCATAGTGTATACTGGGTCCTGTTGATCAGGGACCTTGGTAAATCCTTTTTCCCATTCTACAACTGAATTAAATATGTCATCTACGTTTTCATTTACAAATACTCTTTTGCCGTTATATCTTGACATATAACAATAGGTATCAACACAGCCCCCATAACATCCATAAATGATGTTTGGTGCTATGCAATTAGAGCTATTATTATTTGTTTTGGTGATAAGCGTAGTTGTTTTTTGCTTTTTGATCATCTCATTCCTGCGTTAAAACAGCTTTGTGAACAATAATCGTTCATATTTTTTACTGGTGCTCCACATTCAGAGCATTCCCAACCGCCTTCAGGCATTTCTGGTTCAGATAAATCTGCTACAAGCTCATTCATTGCTTGTACTCTTGCTGGTATTACAACTCCATAGTTGCACTTTGTGCAACATCTGCCATCATTTATAGGTTGAGCATTATGCCCAATAGGTTCAAATTTTTCATTACAAATACTGCAAACATATTCTTCACTCATATTATTGGTTTTTAAATTTGTAGGCAGCATCTGATACATCATGAGCATCAAACTCCCAACTGTATCCTGCCATTCTTACAGCCTTCATAACATATTGCTTTATAACATATGGAGGTTCAGTATCAGTAATTTCTTCATAAGCTGGCTTATCCATTACTTTAGCAATACGTTTGCCTATATGCTCAAGTATTTCTTCTTTAGTAACTTTCTTTTTACCAAAGATTTTTTTAATACTTGAAACGGTTATTTGTTGGCATTTTTTATTACCGGCGTTAGTGAACATTTCAAAACCTAATTTTGGTTTAGATGCAAACCATTCTAGGTATTTAGTTTCTTGTTCAGTCATCTTTTTTTTTTAACTGGTTTTACTTTTGACACAGTGTGCATTTTTTTTTGCACTCTATTTTGTTCTTGTGGCTTCATGCGTACATAAGTGCCTGTTTTTTCAAAGAAATTTGTTAGTGTTCCTGGTTTCATTTGCTTTTTTTTGATGATTGTTGGTAAATTTTTAAGTTGATGATAGTAACTTAAAAGCTTGGGTATAAAAACACAAAGACAAGAGTCGAACTTGCAACCGTATATTACTACAGCTCTACCAATTGAGGCTTACTTTGTGTATCTACTAGTGTATACTGCTCCGGCACTTATAGTCACCGCAGACTTAGTTAATTAAAACTCAAGTACCGGTTACAGTATTAGTCTAATTCACATCCTAAAGAAAGCCATTCGTCTGAACCTTTTTCTTTAATCCATGATTCTCCCATCCACCCATTAGGTGTTAGGGTAAATTTTTCCTGAGAAAATTCTATTGTGATTGTTCTTGCCTTGTTTTTAGTAATGCTTATTGGTTGTTCTTTACCATGCATTTTGATAACATTTTTAATGAATCTTTTTTCTTTAGCAGAATATCTGTGACCATTCTTTAAAGTAAAAGAAGGAGTGTTAAATTGCAATAAAGAAATAAAAAGTATAATCATTTTCATTTGATTAAGTAATGCGACAAAAAAAATAGCGTGCAAAGATAGCACACTATTTGGTTTATCTGGTTAATAAATTGTTAAATTTTAAAATAAAAAAGGGAGAAGTTTCTTGTAAACCTGTCATCTCCCTGTTGTCTCTGTCTGACTCTCGTTACAGGCAACGATTGCTTTAAAGTATTATATTGATCAGTGTCTGCAGATAAAAATCTTCAAACTCAAAATATTTTGATGCTGCTGCATAAGCAGGAGTTTTTTTTAATGTTTTTACTGTATGTTTTTTCTGATAGATTTCAGAAGATAACATTTGTAACTGTGCAGTTGCTCCGGCATCGCAACAATCAAAATCATTTTGCATTTTTGTAGTAAGTACTGTGGAAGGATTATATGTCATAAATAAAAAATTTGGGGAGAGGCTCTATGTCCATCTCCCCCTGTGTTTTGTACTTCCTCTTCTGTATAACAGGCAGGAAGCTTGTTAAGTAATTTCAATATGTCTACTGATATTTATTTCACTATTTTTATTTAATCATGCGCTGCTCCTATTTTTATTGGTTCTACAGTATCCCATATCTCAGCATAAAACTTAGATGGAATGTGTCTTGCAATATCAAAATGTTTTACACAATCATCTTCATCATATACTTTAATATCTTTTTCCCGAATTGTGGCAAGTTTTAAGATGTCTTCACCAAAGAATATTTTTTCTTCAATACCACCTAAGTCATACAAGGTAACATCTCCGTTTTCATTCCAAGTTATTGGACAACCTTTAAGCCAATGGTTTTTTATAACATCATCTAAAATGAAATGATGTTTCCATTTTCTACGCTGTGCTACTTTTTCTTTTCCGTGGACAAAAATTGTAAAATCTACATAAGGATTAAACTTATCATAAAATTTTGCCCACTGATCATGTTGTAAAGCATTTTGTATATCATGGCGAAAATGTCTACAAACATCATCAAAGTCAAAAAATACTTCAGTAAACATAGAACTGCTAGGATTCCAATAAGAAACAAAGTAATGATACTCAGTGAATTCAAAAGCTTCATTTTCTTCATACGATTGAACAGGTAACATTACTCTATGTATAGTAAATCCACCAACTGTATCATATGCCATAACAGAATAATACTTTAATTCAGCAACGTCTGCAATAGGAGTATCTCCTTTGTATCCAAATTGTTTTATTGCTGCTTTAGCTATTGCTGTTTTGTCTTTGGCCTTTTTCCATTTTTCTGAACCTTTTTTGTATTCAGAAGACTCACATTGATGTCTATTATAAAAACCGTTTACAACTCTTTCTAGTCGGTCTCTATCCCACTTTTCATAAACCTGGTTGAGATAAGGTTTTAATCTAAATAATGTTCTTGCGTTAATAATAACTCTTTCCGTCTCTTTCATTTTTTAGTTTTATGCAGTTATTTGTACTATGTGATTGTCCATCTTTCCGATGAGGTCTACAACTTCTTCTTCAGTTAAGTGACTCGTTGGTCCTTCTGGATACCACGGATTATCTTCCCAACCATTACCATGCTTTATGATATGAACTTCATAATGCTCGTGTGGTTTTGGCGATCCACCTGCAGCATATCCTGTTAAGATAGAAAGGTGTAAGCCGTTATGGAATTTAATGTAAGCGTTTTGTGCAAACTCTTTAGCTGTCATGCTTCCGATTAGGTTGAAATCAGGATCTGTGACAAACATAAGCTTGTCTAATTTTAAATGTTTTAATGCTTCTGGTGACATTTTTTTTGGTATTAGTTAATAAATAAATTGAATAAAATCTTTACTCACGGATGTTAATCTGCGCCTGCTGGGTACTTAGTTCTCCATATAGGAATTGAACCTATAAAAATTAAAGGACTTATGGTGGCCTACTAATATAAGTCATCCGTAAGGTAAAGAAAAAAGGGTGTGATTGGTATCTCTCATACGCTATTTAGATGCTTATTTCAACATCCACCGTGATACCTGATAGTTTATAATGCGTATCCCTTAAAGTTTACACACCCTTAATAAGATGCAAGCAGTGTCATACTTTTTCTGAGAAGTGACTATTAAACTCTTCTTATTGAATGACAGCTGCTTGCAATTTTTTAATCTTTCTTTAAGTGTTCATTAAGATCTATTTTTCTGTCTATTGCTCTAATAGTTCTTTCTATATCTAGTAAGTCATTGGTTATACGATGTTGTCTTTCACAAAGATCTTCCCAATGGTACTCTTGATCCCATCTTATAGTGACAAGAAGAATAAGATTTATTAGTACTAAACCAATTATTATTAATATTGCTGTAATCATTTCTTTTCTTTTTTAAAATAAATTATTTCATCATCTTCTTGAAGTAAATAAACTCCATTTTCTAAAAGTTTTACAGATATTTTTTTAGCAAACTTTTCAAGTTCTCTTATATATCTCAATACACTTATTGGAACTGCATCATAATCTTCTTCTGCATTTTTTTTCCAATACTCTAAATCTTTTCCTGCCATTTCTTTAATTTTTCTGTGATAAATAAAAAATACTTAGAGTGCTTATCCATATTATTATGGCTGACACTATTACAGAATAGTCAGTGGTATTGCGTGACTCATTGCTCTAAGTATTACAGGCTTTTGTGACCCTGCTCGCTGGTTATCTTTTAGTCCAGGCTTCATCGCACATTAATTGCTAACATTGTAAAGTCTTAATGCTGATACTACTCTACCAATCAAATGGTTTGTTGTTATGCAAATAAGCGAGCGACTTATTTACGTTTGTGTATTACTTGACTTTCTTTGGAAACCCAGGCGCAAGTATCTTCCTATAGGTTGTTTGCTAAAGGTAGTAAAACTCCGGTAACACTGATTGCTTTACATTTATAGTCTGCAATACTGCGGGCGGTTTTATTCCCGTCTTCATTTTACCACCAATGATACCATTGATTAAGAGCGACTATACCACCAAGGATAATATAGATGCATAGTGCTCTTAAACTAAATGGATCTAAACTGTTATCGTCTTTCATAGCGTTTTTCATATTTCGTTTCCATTGCTAAAACAATTAGCATGAGCATTCCGAAGATGCTACCAAGACAAATTAGTGGATATACGTTTAGTATACATCCAATTACAAAAAGTAGTATGGCGAAAGCCACTGTGATAATATATTTCATTTGTTTAGAGATTCGCTTGTTCCTAAAGATATTAATAGTGCTATACTCAATAGAGAAGATAGACTAAGTAATAGAACAAGACAGTTAATAAAGTTTTTAGTTAGTGTTTTGCTGTTTTAACTATATAATGTGTATAAAATCAGCCGAATGTTGTTTTTTAGATGTCTAAGATATAAGGGGGTGTTGTACTAGCATAGACACAAAAAAACCCACAATGTGATAAAATTTACCGTATATAGGGGACTATTTACCATAAAGTGGGCTATTTTTCTGCAAACTAGAATTTTTAACTCACTGATTATCAGTATTTGAGTCTACTTTCTTCACGGGGTAGATAGTTTGTATGCTTTTGCGTATATTTTATCCGTATAACCGCAATATTTAGCAAAATTTTCTTCTACTAATACATTGTATTCTCTACCTATGCATTCCGAAGTGAAGTTAACTCCTCTTTCTATAGCCAGAAGTCTGAAGTCATAATACTGTTTAATTGATAAAGTTACAACTACAGTAGGATTAAAGGCTTTAATTGTTGGGGCTGGTTGTGCCATATTTATTTAATTTTTAGAAACTATTTTTTAAACTGATGATTGTTGCTTAGTCACAGGAACATCTTTACTCTGATGAT